AGGCTACCAAATTTAACAAAACCAAACAAATTTTGATGTAAAGGTAAATCCTGATATTCTACATTGATCCAACCGGCACTGGGTTCTGTTATTTGAGTGGCAAAGCCACCTGTGTAATATGGGGGTAGTGGAAGGTCGGGTCTAAAAACAGTACAACCCCATTCATTATCACGCCTTATTCGAACCTCCATAAAAGAAGTCCAATCCATTTCTTCTGGAATAGCAGAAGAAGAAGAGTTAGGGATATATGGAGTTGTGTCGGTACGCGGTATCCGCCAAGAATTAATGTCGTTACGGTCGGACCCCAACCACACACCCAAAGTTCTTTTTGCAGTGGTAGGGGCGTTGAAGGAATAGTTCAAAGAATCCCATTCTACAACCGCAGCGGTGCCAGAGGTGTTGGAATTCCCAAATTGAAATTTAGTATGGGTGGTAGACCCATCAAATGAAGAAAGAGGTACTGTGGGTGCCTGTAACACGTCATCTATGACAAGGGTTACCGAATCGGTAAGTTGGGATGCTATCACCCGATAGTTATGAAGTTCCCCATCAGTCCAATCAAAAGCATAGTCTTGAAGTATCCCAGCACCAATAGTGAAAGCCACCCTAGTTGGATTGGTGTAAAATTCTACCCGAACCCGATAAGGGGTACCACCATTCAAAACACTTTTGTCACCTACCTCAGCCTGGAAGTAGGGGGATGTTTCAAACAACCCATTGGCAGTATAGGATTTGATCGCCAACCGTGCCTCAAAAATACGAAGACCCTCATCCGTGAAGGTCAACCCTGATACGTCGGGTTCACCCGTGCCGTTGGTGACAAATAAATCTTTGGTGTAAAAGGTTTCCTGTCCATCTATTTTAGTAGTGGTGAATATATGTCCATTCACCTGTTCGGTCACGGCATTCACACCTACTGATCGAGTCCAACTGTCATCCTGTGGTAGATACAATCCCGATAAGGAGAGGGTGGGTAGATCTAGAAGGGTTCTAAAAGCGGGTGCTAATGGATTTTCCAGGTATAGGAGGGTACCCAACTGAATTTCTTTGATGGTGTCATTGATAATAACCAATGCATCCCCTGATCCCAGGACACCACTTTCTAACCTAAAATCAACATCCACATCAATTTGGGCATTTTGGTCAAAAAATGTTTCTACACGACCATAACCAAAAGTTTGATCCAGTACACTATTGCCAGAGGTACTTTTCAACAAAAGATTGTTGGTGGGGTCTATTTGTGAAAAACCAAAATCTTCCGTGAAAAACCATTCAGAGTTGGGGTCATTTTCAGGTAGTACATCCATTTCGGAAGATACTATGAAACCCTGTGACATAAGGGTGGTTTGATCAGGAACCACACTATAACGATAAAAAGACCACAAAGTATTATTGGTAGCTTCCCTTGAGGTAGAACCCCAAAAAACTTGACCCAAACCTGTGGTCAAAAGTTGCAGGGTGGTATCGGGGGGTATTGAATAACTCGGAGCAGTGCCGTCTAATTCCAAGATCAATCCTGATAAGGCACCTCCCAAGAAAACCTGGACCGATTTTGTGTTAGGGTTCGCTACCATGCGGTAAGAGGAAATCTGATTAAGCCAGATCACTTCCAGGTACATGCGAACATAACGGTTACCAAATAATCCGGGGTCTGCTGGAAAGCTACCGCCTGTTATCGTAATAGTGGTGGTTCCATCCGTTTGAGCCACGATGGTGTCAGTGGTATAAACACCGGACTGGGTACCCGTCAATATTTGAAACCGTCCCCCTGGTAGAAAAGAATTAGGCACTTCACTAGTTAAAGCCCTTAATGAAGTGGGGGATGTGATCTCAATATCTGCACCGGCACCCACCTCCCAGGAATCTTCATCTTGAGGTCTGCCTACATCCGTGAGCATCCCTATGTGTTGAACACCATTGATCAACAATGCCCCCACCATGTAAAGGCGACGGTTATCGTGGAAACCAAAAGACACACCTGTGAACACCCCATCTAAGGTGTAATCAGTGATCTGGAATCGTGCCGCCAAATAAACAGTAGACGGGAAAGAAACATCAATGTCCCTATAGTAATAAGCGGAGGTACCCGTTCCAAAAGACCCTGCGGAAGAATCGATTAATTCGTATACTCCATCACCCAAGATAGGTAGCCCTGTATCCACCCCAAAGGGGGTCCATACGGGATTTGCATCTATGGGGTATTCGGTACCCTCATAGGATTCCGCCACTCCTTCTGGAGTCAGGTTGAACCCTTCAACAGCCACCGAGTGGGGGTTCTGGTTCAGAAGCATGGTAGCAGGGTTATTAAGGGATGCAGTGTACGCTCTTTCAAATCCCAAATAACGGTGGCCTATCTGGATAGGGGAAGGTCTATCATCGAAAGGCCCCAAGACCACCGCAAAAGGGAACCTACCTTGTGACGCAGCACCCAAGGTGGTGGAGGTAGAACTAGAATTATGACCCGAAGCGCGATCCCACTTATTTAGAACCAAACCCAGGGTATTGAGACCTTCCAATTCCATGATGGGATTGGCAAACCATTTATAGTCCACCTCTACGGTGGTGGACCCTGGAGGAAGTAATGGAATGGGTACCGCAAGGGTGATTTTCCCAATCCAAGGATTCACCTCTGATATAACCACAGGTATCCCGTTGACCCTTACTTCCACATCTTGTTTGGTTGCAGGGGTGGCATCACCCCAACCTTTGACCAGAGGGCCTTTTTCCGTCAAAAATGAATCGTTCGCGGTGGCCCCCGATCCCACGAAAGTCACAAAGTTGTTGTGTAGAAAATTCCAGGTACTTGAATATATGGTGGAGGTAGAGGTGATGTTCATACCTCCTATCAAAAAATCACTGATTTGATAGGAGGGGTCTAATGTAAATTGTGATCCGGCATTACCACCCAAAATACTGGCAACACCTGTAGCGCTTACCACGGATTCTGAAATCAAGGGGAAGTCATTGAATAGAACCGAGTAAAAGTCACCCTTTTTGTTTCGAAGCAGGGTGACTTTATTAGAACCTGTAGACCAAATGGCCGGTGCAGATACGTTCAAGGCCCCCGAGATCAATTGGATTTGATCCTCTCCCGCCACCCTCAAGAAATTAATATCTAGTTGTGTGGCACCATCCGAAACAGACAAGGTTCCCATGATGGTATCAAAGAGGGCAGGGAAAAAGGTGGTGCCTGTTACATTGAAGGTGAAATCCGCACGATATGTGGAGGTGGGTGTGATTTTACCCGTGGTATCTTGGAAACCCCAACCATAGGTGTCACCCAAGTCTTTGAATAAAGACAACTGAGACGCCGCAATAGTGGATGAACCAATGCCTATTTCTGATCCCGTAAAATTAGTAGCGGCACTTGGAAGCAATGAACCATCATATACTATGGCATCAGCAGGACTTATGGATAAGTCATAACTCAAGGTGGTCATACCAGTCACAGCTAAGGTAACCTGTGAAGGGTCACCAGATGTGGGATGTGTCACGCTTTGAATGGTGAGAGGTATGGGGTAGGTGGTGGGTGGGGTGATAGCTATTCCATAGGCGGAAACTTCTTGAATACCTGGGGTGTATTCCGCTTCGGTGAGCATATCCTGATCAAAATCAACGAGGATTTGGGTACCGGTGGGGGTACTCACAACATAAGTGATATCTGTACCGAGGGTCAAAAATTCCACATCGGTGGCTGTCAAATCTATAATGTTACCCACAAGGTCCACAGGGCCTATTATACGTACGGTGTACTTGCCACCCAGTGTTGCCCCTGAGGTCTCTACCAACACAGAGGTGACGCCTCCGTTTGGGCCTAAATTTTCGATGGTGACTGAGGTGACGGTAACAGGTACACCATAAGTTGCGGTGACGGTGTAATTGGTACTAAGAACCAGATCCGCATTACTCAGCATCTCTTCGCAATAGGTGACACGGAAAGTGGTGCCACTTACTGCGAGGACTTCAAATAATGGGTCAAAGGCATCTCCCGAACCATAGGGTTCTGTACCATATGGTCCAATGCCGTACCCCGCACCTGTTTTTATGCTGGACATGTTAATTCCTCAAGAAACAAAAAAAATCGAAACATTTTCCCCTGCCACATCGTGGGGTATCTGCACCCCTAAACGATCCACAGAGACACTATAGGTTTGACCTGTTGTGGTCTGAGGCATCCTTACCGTCAATCTCAGTATACTGGAGTTGGGGCGTACCCCTGTGATGGGATTGAGAGCCGTTGAAAAACCCACAGGTCCACCCTCTAATCCCAATAGGGTGCCTAATCGGTATTTACCCGCATTAGGCCCATCCAAAATAGTGATCACTTCACCCTCAACAGCCAATCTAAAATCTTGGTTGACATCAGTTATGTCATTTCCAGATATGGTCAACGTGCCTGTCAATCCCGTAGGTGATGTGGTGTAACTACGGGCAGTGGAGTCCGTGCCAAAAGGAAACACCAAAACATCCTCAACCTGATAAATGCCTTTATTTGGACCTGCGGTTATTTCCAAGAAGGCACCCACGGATACGGGTGAGAAAACTCGGGTGGGGTCGGAAAATAATCTACGATCCGCCAAAGTTTCACCTACGGAACTGGTGATAGCTTTGACCCCCAGGCAAAACTTACGGAAATCCTCGTAAAAGAACATATCCATGTCCCAAGACATGGAATCCTCAAACAGGGTACCAAAAGCTTCTTTAAACAAATGCCGGTAAGTATATAGGGTATGTGCTGGTTTAAGGGCCCTGATTACCAGAGCGATGTTGGATAAACTGGTGAAGGGGTCCGTGGGGAACGCATCACAGTTTTCACCTGCGGACACATTGATTTCAAATTCAAACTGCTCATCAAACCCCCAAGCGGAATTAGGGGTGTCTCTTGCGGCAATCGCTTTTTCGATTACCTCTACCGTTCCATCGGTAACCAGTTCAACCCCTTCTTTTATAGTGTTCTTGGTGGCCCCTTGCAGTAACAGGAGAACCATGCGTTTCAAAAAATCGCGATAGGACACGTCACCATCTATTTGAGGGATACCACGAGACTGATCCGGGAAAACCAGAGAACCCAGAATTTGATATAAGAATTCGGGTCTGGTGAAGTCATAGTCACCATCATAAAATACTTCTTGGGCCACCACCTGTATCTTTGCGATTTGTTCGGCGGCAGCTTGGAATTGCAACGTATAGTAGGGACCCATGGTTTGCGAGAAATAGTTGGAGGGGATCACTTGGAAAAAAACTTCCAGGATACGTTCCACTTGATCTCGACAAGCATCCTTCCACTGTTGCCCAACCGTTCTTACATAAGAAGGGTTCTGCTCAACAGAAAAAGGTAAATACTTTGTTGGGTCATCTGCCATTTTCTTTAGTGTCTCTTTTGGTGTCTCTTTCAGGTTTATCAAGTACCGGTACAATCACCACATGGTGTCTCAAGTCACCACCCGGTGTGATATTGGTCTCAGTCTCATAAGTATATCGTATGAAAGATATATCCAGGTCATGGAGTGCAACTAAATCCTTCATTATTGATCCTGATCCTCATCATAAGTAAAGTCTAAGTCACCCAAATTCAAATAGGTGGCATTACCGGGATTAATATTTCGAGTAAGGTCATCGGTACCCACCACATAAGTTACCGTGTAGTCATGGTTACTAGGAACATCTTTAACCAAAGCAGAGTCATACAGATAACCAATCGAAACTTTTTGACCATTGGTGATGCCACCCGTGGTGATTCGACGTAATCCTACAGGGATGGTTGAACCCCCCTGAACAATGGTGTAATCCACACCCAGGGTATAGGTGGTAGTTTGTGCTAAATTCTGCACCACTAAGGTGGTTGTAAATATTTTCAAATTACTCAGAAGTGTTACATCCGTGTTATTCAAATTATGTTGTTCATTTTGGATTTGAGTTACACCCCCAGCCAGCACCACCAAAACTCTATTAGCCGTGAGACTCTTACGAGTTGTCACTATGAAATTTTGGGTTTCCGTGGGTGATATGAAGGGAGACAAAGCCGCCAATGTAACATCATCACTATATCCAGGAATGGATATACCCTCACTCCCAATGATGTAGGAGTTACCGATGGCACCATTGAGAGGTGAACCATTCAGTGCCAGGGTTGCCGTCACCAAATTGGTTTCGTCATCATCTTGAAAAACCCCCCGAAAAATACTGGGTAAACCACCCCCATCCGTGGTGGCATTTTCAAGGGGGTCATTGATCAGATAAACGGAATTCAGTGATGTGGACCATTGAAGTATCAAAGATACATCCGAATCCTGATCCGTGGTGATCACCTCACGAATAACCTGTGAATCAGAGGCTCTTACCATTTTGGTAAGGGGTACTTCGGTATATGAAACTACACCACCCCCACCGGCATTTTCAATAACATCAATGATATCCGATTGACGTACGGGTTGACCTAAAACAAGTGAATTGAAAAAATTGGTGAGGTCTGTTCTCACATCACTATCCGCTTGTGCGGGTTTTACCCCCGATTCCAATACTATTGTAGCAGTAAGGTCCACGGGTACTTCAATGGCTTCTTTGACCAGTACATCAGCCGTGATATGTCGTTGTGTATCGATTTCTTCTTGCGCAATTTTGATCAGGAGATTGGTAAGGTAGGCCACCTGGAAGTTTTCATCATGCTCATAAGAAACCAGGATGGTTTGACCCGACACGATATTCCCCGTCTCCACTCTCTTTATCCCAATGGGTGTGGTGGAAGTTCCATCTATGAGGGTGTAGTCAGGTGAACCCGCTGGGTCAAAGGGACTAACATAGGTGGTAAGACTATCCTCAGAAGTGACCACAATGGTAAGAGGATTAATACCTAAACGGTCCAAATATTCGGTATATTGACCCAAGATCACATGTGTTTCATCCAGAACAATCACGGGGTCACCCGAGGGTATTGCAACATCGGGGTCTTGGTTGTCGGTGAGTTGCAAAAAGTCTCCCGCCAATGTGGAACGCCCCTTTTTCAAGGGGTCTTCCAGTTTGTATAGGGCAAATGCATCCGGGTCTACTTCACCTGTCACAGATCCGGTCATGGATTCGATTTCCCTAACGGGTTGGCGTGACAACACATATTTGTCGGAAGTTCTATAACGATAGTCTCCCAGAATCACCTGGGTTAGGGTAAAGCTTGCGGGGTCATTGTAAGTGCTATCCAAACGAATCGCGTTATAGGAAATGATCTCCACATTGGTAAGGTTGAAAATATGACCCGTGCTGATATTTTTGAGTTCATACCCAAACGTGGGGTGATCTAGCATTTGTATAATGGGGTTAGCAGACGTTAATTTGGGGTCCACCGCCCGAAATTCCAGATTATTAGGGTCACCCACCACTACAAACTGGATGTCTTTAGCAATTTCAAATGTAAATGCAAAATCATCGGTTACGGTGGCTAGGTTTTCACCCTTGATCCAAAGGTCTACCTTACCCAATCGGTGGGCCTGATCCACCGGGTCATAATCCCGTTGCATGAGACTGTCACCCGCTGCCACAATGCGGACTTGTTCTACCCCTGGGACATCAATGATGTTTTTACGGTAACCCTGTTCGGTGCCAGAGTCCACCGAGGATAAGACACCCTGTGCCTCCGCTGCCAAATCTCTATTGGATTGCACACCCGTACCCCCAAAGGTAGGGGCTTCATTGATCACGGAAAGTCCTGCGATAGCATTTTCCGTTTGCGAAATTTGCCCCGCTGCCAAGTTGCCAACTTCGCCCTCTTCTTCGGCCTCCACAGAAACACGGACTGAATATCGCCCGGTAGTGGCACTGAAAAAGGAAGCTATGTTCTCTATAGTAATTTCTGCGGCTTGTGTGGTTCTAAATCGAGTGCTACCCCCCAATACCACAGACCCAATGGGTAGTGGTATAGAAGCAGGTGGCCTTTTACTCGTGTAATAGGTGACTTCACCCCTGGATCTCTTACCCGCAGAACGAAAAACACCGTATTTGGAGGCCAATGACTCAAAAGACAAGTCAATTATTTGTTGTACTTCGTCATCCGTTACCAGGAAGAAAGCAGCTTTCAATGCCAATTTATACTGGGATTGATTTACGGGAACCGATTCCCCTGAGAAAGAGGGGTCATCAATTTCCAGCAATGTGGAAAACGATTGGGCCCGGTGGACAAAATCCAGGATAAAGCGTAAGCGTTCGGCCTCAGAGGAAAATGGGTCGATAAATACATCTCGGGTGTAAGAACCCGATTGGATAGCAACCTGAGGTTGAGACCTGAAAATAGAAAGCGAAGTATCCTGAATGATCTGTTGTCTGGTAGTCAGAGGGAAGGTACCCACAGCGGCAGAAATTATCAGGGGGGATGCTACCACCTCAGGAGAAAATGAAGATTCTATCTCCAACTGCCGTGTTTCATCAAAAAACACTGCGGTGACCACATAATACAGTGGGTCTTGTGCTGGAATGGTGGTGTAATCGCTATTGGGTATTGTGGGGGGGGTAGATTCGAAATCTGCATCCCGGTCATGGGTAAAGGTATACTTCCGTGAGGTGACCACAGACTCTACCACGATGGTGGTTCGAACCCTGCTTACTGTTTCAGGTATTTCTAGTATTTCATTAAAATCTGTTTGCAAAATCAGGTCATCTTGATCTTCCTGAGTCTGTAATATTTTCACAAACAGTGGATCTGCCGAGGGGGTACCATCGGGCAGTGAATTAATAACGGCGTCTACATTAAGGGTGCCTATTTCAGAAGTGGATTCGGAAGTAGTTCCCGTAATGATCAGGTAGGCATTAATTTGGGAATACCCTTCTTGACCACCACCCGGAGAGGTGGAAGCGTAGAAGTTGTAACCTCTGACATTGGGGTCATCCAGCCCCTCAACGGTGACGTCTACCACCCCATCCTTGCGTTCTACGGAAATACCTGTAGGAGGGGTTACAAGGAGTCCTAAATCACCCTCCTGAATTAGATTAGCGTCTATGGTAGCCGAAGAGGAAACTTCCCCAGTAGTGGAAATGGATCGGACATCTACCTGATTAGAACCCGCAAGGAGGGTAAGACCCTCTGGATATGCAGAGGGGTTGGGAACAATGAAGGAGGTACCTTCAAAAAAAATCACATCGGGGTCACTGGTAAAAGCGGCACCCCGAATGGAAACCTCCATATCTGCCGTATTAGGGTCAATAACACCACTAAAAAATCTATTGTTTTGGGTCGTGGTGAAAATGAACGTTTCACGAAGAACATTATCGGGACCCAAGAATTTTGGAACGGTGATCGCCATCTATTTATCCTGATGTTAAAAGGGAGCCACCCAACAAGGGTACCACACTGGGAACAGAGAAGACTACAGACAAAGTAACAGGTTCCGAGGATGCATTTTGGATCACCACGTCTACCAAATAAACAGTAGGGTCTTCATTGGATTGCGAGGTCTGCACCGATAAAATGGAAAAAAGCCTCTCTTTATAGGATACCTCTTGATACTTAGATTGTTCCAATTGTAGATTTTGAAGGTTCCGTAGGGCCGAACGAACATCTTCATTGATGATTGCGGCTACAGAACTCAGAGCCTTAGATCCAATCCGAGATCGTATTGTGGTTCCGTACCAGGGACTATAAGGATTGGACCCCCTATCGGTCAGGACAATTTTCAAAGCCGCTTGGTTTAACAAATTTTCATTGTCGATCAGTAAAACTTGACCGGCAAGATCAAACCTAGCGTCATTCTCCTGGTAAGTAGCACGGCATCTACGACAACGTTGAACAGGTACCGAATAGGTGACCTTGAAGATGGGGTTGGATTTGACCACCTCATTGAAACGGGGGTACCTGTTGGTGATCGTATCAGGTCTCAGATACAGACTCCAACTTGGGTATACGGTGCGACCCCTGGCACCGCGTTGTAAACCAAAACCTGCCGCTACTGTGGCAGCACCACTAACGGAAACTCTAGATTCAGGGCCAATTTTATCAATATCGGTAAACACCAAATGACCATTTAGATTCTGAGCTACCATCAACTTAGATTGCAAGGTGAACACCTTGACAATCTGATCGGTGGTAACCCTTTCACCTATGGGTAACGTCAACAAGACGGTTTCCGACTGGGACTTCACCTGTAAAGTGTTTTCATTGCGAAGGATGCGAAAGGGGCCCGAAAGACCGCTTGCCAATTCGGCAGGGGTATGGAACCCACTTTGGGGTACAAAAAATTCGTCATTCACCAGGATACGCACTAATCCCGTAGATGCTACGGGCTGCAATGTTTGCAAGTCGCGGCGATCATCACCCAACAGTACCCGTTCCTCTATGGTGAGGTGAGGACACCTATGAAAAAGTTGAACGTCTTGGCTCATTATGTTTCCATTCCTGGTTTACATTTGTTTATAGCTTACATTACAATAAACTATAGAAAAGATAATCCCAAAAGGTGTATAATGGGGGAACCAATAAAGGAGAAACCTATGATGGATGTAAATTGCCCACTGTGTGATACAGATTTCGAAGCAGATGGTGCCGATGTTTTTGTGGAGGAGGCTTCCGAGGGGGAGATCCCAGAGGCATTTGTGGTGTGTCCCAATTGTGACGCACAGATCACAGTGGAAGAAAATGAATTCAATGGAGGGGGTGAGAATTATTAGGCCATAAGGGAGAGGTAAGCTTCTTCTGCCACGTCAACATAAAAAGAATCGTATTGTGCTATTTTACCCTGGTTTGCCTTCATGCTATTGACCGTACCATCCTCTTCGGCATCGAAAAAAATACCATCTATCAACGCCACTATGTTTTGAACCCTCAAGGAACCCACAAAACGATTTTCATCAAAATCCGGCAACATATATAAAGTACCACCATGGGCCTGTACCAAAAGGTCATCCCGCTCTTGTTCGAGTTGTTCCCGTAGGTCACACAATTTGATGATCCTATGTTCCAGGTCATGTATCTTATATTTGATCTCCCGGTTCACCCACCTCCTGGCACTGGACATCATATCAACCACGGGGTTGGTGTCGTCACTGGGTTCGGTGCGGTCATCCAAGCGATTCCCAATGTACTTTTTGATGGCAGGGAAACCACCCTGGTATTTATGGTAAGTCCCCACTGGTTCATTGTAATTTTTAGACTGAGGTGCCGTGACACCGCCATGGGGATAATTGTCCGCCTGAACGTTGGTGCCACCCGCTTGGATGATTTCGGTTTGATCCGGCATAAAGAAATGTGAAATGTCAAAAGGGTTACCACCCATTGCCACGTAAGCTTGAATCAACTTACCCAACGAAGATTTATCCGTGACCGTAAAACCCGTGCGGTGTTCGGTAACTTGGACCCTATTGGTTTTGGAATCTGTTTCACGCTGGTACTGAACTCGGATCAACCCTATCCGTTCAATTTCCGCGTTAATCACTTCGATCCTTTTTCCTACATCCCGTCTTTCCTGTAGTATGAAGTTACGAAATGCAATCCAATACCCAGAACGGAATCGACTCAATGCACCAAAAGATGACATATTAGGTGGTACCCCCCAAAGAACCCAATAGGGTAGTGATAAAAGACGGGGCCCCACCGGCCAAAATGACCACACCCGCAGAATATGCCGTGCTACCGTCCGGTGGTTTGTTGGTGGAATTTACTAACCCCGCTATAATCCCCTCGGTGCCATTGGCTACAATGGGAAGCAAGGACGCAGAAGAGAATTTAAACTTCACCAACGTTTGAAGTACCGAATCGATACGATTTATCAAATTTTGAAGTTCCGTGACACGGGCCCTCAAAAAGTCAATGTAAGCCAAAATCCCATCTGTGGCAGATTTGGACCCCAACTGGATAGACTTAACCCAACCATTAATAGTTTGAAAAAACTGATTTAGTTCCGGGATCGCGGTGAAAAGACGGGTAGCTACCCACTCCCCATCTTTCAAAGGTCGTGTCTTTGCAGAAGCCGCTATTTGAAGAACTATCCGGGCCTCATTGTACAAGGTGGAATCTATCAGATTTCGGCAGTAAAGAACCTTACCGGACTCTTCACCACGGATCAAGTTTTCCTGGTTACCATATAGCACAGGTGAAGAATCAGCAGAACCCAAAACAAAACTAAAGTCATTGAGGGTACCCAGAAAGGGGGTAGGGAATTTGTAAATAGCCTTGCGTGTAAGAGGATCAATCTCACGGTATTTTTTGACCCAAATTTCCAAATGCGGTTTGACATTCAACACCACATCTATTTCTTCTTGGGTCATTTGAGATTTGAACACCTCATGCACGGATATTTTCTGTGTTTGCAGAAATCCGGGGGTCCTTTTACCTATGATGTTGTTGAAGAAAAAGTTACGTTCCACGATTTCTTCGGCGGCACCCACGGACCAAGGGTTTGCACCCAGGCCATTACTTAGATCAGTGCTTTGCAGTGATTCTAGGATAGTTTGTGCGGGGAACATATAGGCCACATCGGACAGTTCCGTATTTTTTGAATCAGTCCACTTCCAGGTTCTAAGGTTGGTGGTGATATCCGCGATTTGTTTTTCCAATGCTGGAGTTGGTCCCATATCCTCATAAAGTTCACTTGCAAACTTTCGACAAGTCAGTAATAACTTTTGTCGAAAGTTCCTGGGGTCAACTTTTTTCTTTTTGTGTTCACCCTCCAGGTCACGGTACATCTGTTTCAGAATAGTGGAGGTGCCTTCCAATCCCGTTGCGGTAGCAGCAACACCCTGGACCACGGTGGAGGTTTTAGAATCTAATTGATCGTTGACTTGTTGGGTAGTAAGAGGACCACCCAATGCTTGAACCTGCTCGGTCATTAGAGGTAAGTCTGATCGAGAAAGAAATGACACTGCCAATGCTGCCGCGATACCATCCAGAAACTTAGCAGTGTCATTAGAAGGGATGGTAATGGTCGTAGCCTGTGACTTTTCCCCTATGTCCGTGCCAAAATGAAGGTCTTTACCGTTTTTATTAGAGGTAGTTGCCGTTTGCACAGGGGTACCCGACTTGCCAAAGTCTGATTGATCTAGCGTGTATTTAAATTCTTCATTTTGAGTGATCAACTCAGATACGGGGGTAACTCGAACATAATAGGTGCCGGGTTGCTTTGAAATTGTGGCCACGACCTTGTTGCCCTTGACTTCAAAATCTGCCTCATAGGGTAAGTCTTTGGTGTCAATCGTAATGTCAAATCTATTTCCAAGAGTGAACAACTTAGTCGGGGTGATTTGGCGGGTATCCACAAAAAAGGTTCTTTGAAGTAGATATCTGCTACCTTGTTTGAGCAAACTCAAATCAATAGGTACCTTGTCTGCCTGTGTCTTGATAGCATAAACACGTTTCCCACCTTTTCGTAAATTTCCATCAGCATCCACGTTGGCATTGTATTGAATGTCATCCTCGAACTCCAGTTGTTGGATGCCACCAAACAACACCAAGGGTGTACCTGTGGGGTCCACCACGGGGCCATACTCCTTCAAGGTAGTCTTGGTGCTATTATTACCCACTACACTGGGTGAATCAGGTGCGGGACGTTCGTAGAATATTTTGAGACCATCACGTACTGTGGAAATCTCTACCAAAAAACCACCGGGTGCAGGTAAGGGCAAATTAATAGTAGCTGTTTTAGCACTCGAAGTAGATAGATCCCAGGAGACATTAAATTGATCAGGGACTCTATTATAAGCCGCCAAAAAATTAGGAAGTGTTTCAAAAGCAGAAGACAACAGACTGGAAAGGCCATATTTAACTTTTAGGTTATTACCCACAGGCAAGGCTTTATTGTCATCCAAAATGATCTGGAAGAATTCGATAAATTTCTTGACGAAACTAATAATGTCTCGAATGTCGGAGACCTCTTGGACAGAGTGATAAAAGAAAAAGGCACCTACGCTGGAAGCAGTGGAAAAATCAGGTCTTGTAGAATCTTTACGATCCGTAAGACGTGCCACCATTCTACGTTCGAAAGCGTTATAACCGCCCCGCAAGTTATCAAATGGGTAAGTAAGTAAATTCCAGTCACCCGCAATGTAAAGACCAATCTTATCCAGATCTGTTATGAAGGCATTGATCTGATTGATCACCACATCAGTTAACGCCTTCAAGGGGTCCACATACCCTATGGAAAAAGACTTGAGTGTATCCAAGACTGTAAGGACAAGACTCAATCCCGTGTTGACCGTATTTGCTACATTAGTAATAGATGTGGAAAGTGCCTGGACTTCTTGGGGGAATTCCAGATTTACAGTTTTCCACTGGCCAAGGCTAAGGGGGTTTTGCGGGTTGTCTGCCATTGTTATTTTCCGCCACCAAACTTATTGCGGTTGACTTCCTCACCCAATTGGGTGATCAAATCCAAGTCTTGTTGGACTTGTCCCTCCAAAAGAACTTTGATATTTTCCAGGAGTTCTCTCTGTTTGGCCACAATTTCTGGGTCAAACTCCACGTCCTGAGCCTCTACCCATTCCCCTGGTTTATAACCCATTTCCTGAAAAATTTGGTGTAATGGTTTTTGATCACTCATCTGTAACCACCATCCTGGTGTGTGTGGGTGTTTCCAAAAACGCCAGGAGAGTGCGTATTTCCTCTTCTTTAATATGCACAATAGACTTCAATATTTGTGCATCCCGTTCCTCTTGTAGGGGTGTATCCACCCCAGGCACCCAAAGTTTTTCCAAGTCTGCCTTGTGATCCCATTGTTCTAACAAAAACTCTGAGATTTCTTCACAGGTCAACTCAATTTTTTCTTTCATAACTGCTCCTTTGCTTTATCTATCAATATTCCCCAAAACCCGTTTTGGGAATACCTTTCTACCACTTTTATAACCACCATACCGCATATCCCCGTAGGGGGCCATACCCGTGATTTCGGGGGAGGGTGATTCAGCATGTGTTGGGATTTTTTGTTCGGAAGGGAGGGAGAGGGGGAACGATTTCTCTAAGCGGTGGTGAATGCGTTCCAGTTGCCAATTGACGTATTCACCCAAATCGCTTAGGGATGATTCCGCCATCTCCAACAACCGGGTCATACGGAGGAATTCTTTCACCTCCGTATCCGTGAGATCACTTTGGGTCATAAGTTGTTGGTATCTACTATTATCGAATCCAAATTTCCCGATAACCTGAAACACCTTGTCTTTAACGTTCATGGTATAACTCCTAAACAGTTTTAATTGATTTTCTTCGAAGTAAACTTTTTTCCTGTTTCGCTAGGCGTTCAGGAAATTGGGCATCAAATCTTTCGATGGATGCAAGGGTTCCCTCAGTTCTTTGGATCCGATAAGACAACCATGCCAGTCGAAGTGACCTAAACCTATCGCGGTTATCCAAAACTAGACCTATAAGGTCAGGAAGCACTGGACGTACCGACCCACCACTTGAGGGGTCTTCATATGCTGTATATTTGGTTCCAACTTTGGGCAGTACATTCAAGCGTTTGTCCAAGATCCAAAAACGTCTGTCCAGAATGGACAATGAATCACTGTCATTCGTGAAAGGCTGTATCGAGGTTTGACCCCTCAAGTCTGTAATCAGGGCATTAGATAACACACCTAACCCATCCTCTGGGTAGGTGGGCGAACCCAAATCGGAGACGTGTTCGTCTCTTTGGAATACGAAGTAGGAACCGTGTTTGTTCCCTTGAGTCAGGAAATTTAGGTTTTCCAACCAAGAATCCAGGCGTTCTCGCATCATAAGTATAAGATCTATAGCCTCGTTAGAAAACAAGGAAGAGGGTCGAATAATACGATACGAGAAAGGACGCAGAGAAAAAAGATTCCCGGCAAAGGAATTGGAGGGCGAGCCATTTTCACCCGCCTTTGATGTAGGACGAAGGTCCATTTGACCTTCGACCCCCCCTGTACCCGCCAAAGTGGAACCCCCTACTGTGGGGTATACCGCATAACCATAGAGGGGCAATTGGGTGGGGTTTGTGGGAAATACCTTGAAGGGTGGCACCGAAGAGGTATAATCCGTCTCAGGTGAAACTTCCAGATGATCCGCATTAACCGCTATAACCCTATACCAACCCCTGTTGTCATCTAATTCACTGGGGCCCCTTGGGTCATGGGGTAAACCTCGTTCCAGGATAGACACGTCACCAAAGGGCCGTAAGCCCTTTTCAGGGGGTGTTGTTTGCCCAGTGGGACCTGAGACCTCACCAGCGGGGTCAACCACCAAAATATCCCCTACCTGGACACCTGTTGCCGCAAAATTATTCGCGCCGATACCTGTGATGTTGTCATCGTAAAGTTTATTACGGTCTGCCCACAATGCAGGAACATAACCACCGGTTTGCAAGGTGTAGTCGGCAGTTCGTTCCAAGATCAATTCATCTGTAATGAGTTCCATTAGTTGGGCATGGGATTGCTCATGAGGGACGGGGGCTTGTTTCAGGTAAATCTCAAAATTCTTACCCGTGGGGTCCGAGATTCTAGGGGACACCACCAACTCCGTTCCCGACTTGATCGCCAAAATAGAAGTTTTCTCAAGCACCACACCTTGAGCATCCAATATCCTAAGTTCATCTCCAGAATTGATATTGACATCCAAGTCCGTGAACAAACCCAATTGGGTGCCACCTGTAGCAATAAAACTATCCAACTGTTTAATGCTTGTGGCGTAGCCTGTTGCCACACCCCGTCGAATTTCATAGGCATATCGTAGTGGGTCTAAATTACGGCCCACCTGATCTTGAACCTCATGCCATCTCCTAACACGACGAACTTCAAAGGTCACATTTTCAGGAGAGGTTTCACCGAAGGATACTGCATCTCGTAAACCAATTTCACCCGCCGTCAATGAATGTGTTGCATCCACAACATGAGCAGAGGTAGAAGCCAAGTCAAAAACAGGCCGTGGGAATGAGGGTTCCAGGAAAATACCTGCTTGAGCATGGAATCCCGCCGTAGGTGTGGAGACATCCGAGGTCACTAAGGTATCACCGGGGACCAGACATTGAACACCTGCTTTGGTATGCACCGTAGACCATGTAGTAGCCGTTGCCGTTAGGTTAGCATCCAATCCGGTGAGTGCAATCAGGTTGGGAACATTTTCATAGATAGGGGTGTTGGTCATAGGTATGAAACTGGTACTGGGAGTGGCCACATGTTGGTCGAAACCAATTTGATCAGCACCCACAACTGCGGGTAAATCTTTGAAGTCGGACACTGTAAAAGAAACCGGGGTGCCTACATCACTATAGATGGAGAAATCCTTGAACCCTAAAAGACTCACCCCTGCTTCCGTGTAACCCACCACATTATTAGAAGGAAGACCTTGACCCCCACCAATGGTGAGAGGTAAATAAACCATACCAGAAACCTGTGCGTCTACCAGAATACTATCCCAGAAATCCACCATGATGGAAACCAAGGGAATATCAATCCCGTCGGTGTTCTTATATTTGGAGAACCCACCCGTAAGTGTAAAACGATAGTTTGACCCTACAGAAGTGATCGTAGAGTATTCCGCAGCAACCACCTCTGAATCTTTACCAGCTACCTTGGTGAACACATAGATCCAACCCGGTGCCGTAACAAAGGCATTACCCGAGGGGGAATCCGCGTTGGGGAACACATCTGAAATAGTGATCTCACCACCAACGCCAAAAGCAGGGTCAAAAGAAATCACTCTGGGGAATTCTATATCAACCCAACCGGAACCTGCACCCGCCGTGGTCTGTAAGGTTACTTCCCGAAATTTACCTGTAGGTACCGTGGTGTTGTCTTCAATGGCATGGCGTACCAAATAACTACCCGCCTTAGTAGTACCAATGGGGCCCCCTCCAGAGGCACTTTTGACTACTAGAAGGTCACCCGACTGTACCTTAGAAACCGCACCCGATAAGGTGGTTATTTCTGTGATCCGATTATCATAATCAACCACTGCATCACAGTCACCCGTACCAATACAAATAGTACCTGTAGCATCTGGGGTACTTTCATCTTTAGTGGAAGATGGTAGTGCCGAAAAAGTTATGGTTTGACCCACAACTGGAAGTATGGCCGTGTTACCAAAGCCCTCAAAAGCCATTACTTTGGTGGAACCCAATTCATCACCGGCACCCGATGCCGAAGCCGGTGTGAATGTCCCTACATCAGGTATCCGAGGCAAGAAATTGAAAGGAGAACCACCATTGGTCTCAGAGGGGCCATTGACGGTCAATAAATCCGTATTGGGGCCTTCCACCGTGTACACACCTAATTGACTCTCTACCAGCACGGCACCCGACGTCACAGCACCTCTAGGGAGCATAGTAGATAAATCAAAACCTGTGTTGAAAGTCAGACGGTCTAATCCCACATTGGCACGATCAGTACCAGAGGCGGGGGTGTATAAGAGGGAATCCGTGGTGTCTATGCTAATGGTAAAGTCAAAGGGGCCTACACCAAAAGGTGGAACACCTAACCCCACTACCCCTGTAATACCGGGTAAAAATATAATTTTATCCGTGAATGTGGGAACACCCGTCAAAATACCGGCACCACTACCACCTGTAACCGCTGCACCCTTAATGGTGATGGTCTCAACCAAAACCCCAAAGGTGTTGTAAATATCAATTTTAATCACGTTGGTGTTTGGGAACGTGGCCAATGCATTAGACACCACGTTATTCAAACCACCCGCGATAGCCACACCCACCCCATCATTCAAAACCAATGTGGGAACGGAAGCTATATCCATAAAGGTATCAGAAGTGTTGTCCGTCACCAACATGCCTGTAATGCCCCCACCACCTATATGGGTCATGGCATTGTTGAGTATGTAACGACAACGATCACCCCGACGGCTGGGGGTAACAAACCGTGGGGGTTCCAGGAGACTGGAGGAGCCATCCCAGGAAACAGCACCCACAGATAAAATACCTTGTGACCCCTTCTGAATTTTGGATGCGGTGTCATCTACTTCTACCAGAAGTAAATCATAATCCTGCACATCCCCTATGCCTTCTTCCAAAGAACCATTGGCCACAGGGGTTACATCTTTTGATGTGATCAAAGTAGAAGGGGGCAGTATGCCCATTATAGAGGGCAGAATATTTCCGTCATCCCCCAATACTTCATCGGGGTATACATATAAAGTGCCATCCACACTTTTGGTTTCTTGGATTTCTGCCATACCCACTTCGATCTCACCAAAGCGGTCCAATTCTGTGTTTTGTGTCGCCAAATAGGGTATGGCCCGATCACCCGAATCATCTTTAGATTGACCCAATAAAGCCGGAAATTCCAGAGGTTCCACACTATCATTGGTGTAGCGGATCTGTGCTTCCACATTAGTAACAGGTTTTGGGGGTTTCTGCCCAAAGATTTCTTTGATTCCCAGGAAAGAGGGGTCGAAAAAAGAGGGCAGGGAAACATCTACCAAGTCTCCCTCTTTACCCCGAAAGGTAGTGTCAAAACCCACTCTGTAGTTGGATATGGAATCACCTAAGCGTTGGAGGTCTTCTTGTGTAGGTGGATCAGATGGTTGTTGTGTTTCACCCGAAGGGGGTGTGGCAAAAATAGTATCTCCTTGGGAAATGCTTAGGGGGGTTCCTTGGGCCACGTCCGTTTGGAGTCTCAAAACCTGAGTAGCATCTACTATAGGTATATCCCCACCAAAACTGTCTTTAGACTTGAGGGTGATAAGACACCCCTTGGTCACCTGATCCACATAAACAGCAGACAGGCGATTGGACGAACCTATAGTGAGAGTTTGACCAGAATAACCAATTTCAAAAGTCACCCCATCAGGATTCCCTACCCCTATTTGTGTCTTATCCGAATAGGCAAACCAACCTGGAAAATTCAAGTCTGGGTCACCCATCAATAAGTCATTGAGGGTGCCTCCATTTGCAGACAGTTGAGTCAGGTCGGGCAAGTTGGTGTCAGGGTCAATGGGGAAGTCTTTAAGTTCCAGGGGTGTTGCAATGATTGTGGGTTTACCTGCGGTAGTGGCATCTAACGTGGGAAAACCCTCTGGGGCATAGGCCCATACCCTAGCTCTAGGTCTACGATCCGACAACACAATATCTCTTATGTTGCGAATGGCACCCAACACGGGGTTTGAGAATTTCCCAATTTGACGGCCAAAGGTCGATTCGAATTTAGGTAATGAAAACCCTTTTTCAAATGAAAAACCGGGTGGTTCGGTCATTTGAAGGAATGAATAAACACCCTTTTCGGTGGCAGAAGCCCCTATACCTGGGAGGGTAGAGAAAAAAGCCTTAGTTTGTTCTGGGAAGAGACGGGAAAAAATATGGGGGTTCGCCATTCTCTGATAGATACCCTTGGCGATCAATCTGAAAAATGGTAAGGGCAACGGTGTAATTAACCGTAGACTCACATCCCCAATGGTTTCCAAAACCACATCATCTACATCATTTTGAATATGTAACCTTTGTCGTGACAGCAATAGTTCCAAGTTACTGGCACTAAGAAAATCACCGTCAACCACCCCATTGGTTAGACTCACCGTCAAGGGGTTGACGATATTGTCATCCTCTATGATTACAATTTCGTTTGCGCTATTGGCGGAGTTGAAAACTTCCGACCACAAATTTCGGGGTATGAGTTCCCCCGTGATTTGATCTTCATACCCAGGGGGGGCCACCTCACGATTGCGACCCACAAAGAACTTAAACTTACCGTCACGATCCCCAATTATGCCACCGGATATAGTTTCAAGTATTTGTTCAAAAGCCACAATGACTTGATTGTAAAAATCCAGGAACACCCTTGCAGCCCTATCGGCACTTACCAGTGCTGATCTTTCTGAGAAAATAGAGGGGGTTCCAAAGTTTTGGTTTGCGGTACCCGTGGAAGTGGTGATGTTGGGTCCAGTGGAACCGGAAACTGAGGTTGCTGCCTCTTGAGCCACTTCTGCCAAGTACAACTCCAATGGCAGTACATTGAAGAAAAACGTATCAGGATTCTTAAACGTATAAGTGGCCCTGAGGGTACCACCCAACAAACTGTTCTGTTCACTGGGTGTGGTGACGTGTGAAAAACTAGCACGATATCGAGGGAAAGCCAAAGATTGATTCTGGAAAAATGGAGACAGAGTACGCCATTTGGAATAGCGCAAAATTAGTGTTTGGCCCGGAGATAAAGGTTCTTGTACGGGTTCCAATAAAGAGATCACACCCGTGTCAAAATCTACGGTGTAGTCTACTAGAGGTACCAGGGTTCTCCCTGGAAGTTCTTGTCCTATGGTATCCCGTTCCCCTTTGAGGATTAACTCAAAAGGTTGATCGGCAAGAATCGCAGAAGATAAACCATATCCTATGGGATTAAACGCAGAGGTTGAAGCAATCTGTGGGCTAACCCCCAAGAATAAACGAGAATCCGGGGGGTACACGGGTCGGGCCGATATTTTGACGGTACCCTGGGTGATCTCCTGTGGGGTGCCAGATGTAAAATTGATAACCGTTTGTTTGTGATCCTCAGACAAGTTGGCACTAGCAATCACAAACGGGATACCTGCTATCTCCATCAAATGGCCGGGGACTGCAAATTGACGAAGGTCTCCGTTAAACCGAATTTCCTGTGATTCCCTTTTGAAAGCTTCAAAAGAGGCAGTCACCAGTATGAAAAATCCTGCTTTGGCTGTGGGTACGGGTACACCATCTACCAAGGTGGTTACCGGGTCATTCGTTATTAGAGAAAGAACGTCGTTTGCGGGGGCCCTGGTACCAACCTCTTTAGTTGGTGTGGGAAACACCGTCACAGAAGTAAGGTCCGTGAGGGCATCATAACTGTTTTCTTTAATGTAAAAGGGGTATGCCCCAAGGCGCAATAATTGACCCACCTGGATATCCGTACGGTTTGTTTCCAGGGTGAACGTGGGGTTGTTCTTTTCCAGATAAAAGGGTGGGCGGTAGATAGGTACCTGTGACGCAGTGTAATCCCTTTCACCACCGAATGCCTCAAATACGGCATAGCTGATTTGAACCACGGTACCCTGAGGAATTTCCTCTAGGAAGACAATTTGATTATTCGTAAAGTCCACCACAGCCGAGGTAGTACCGAAATTCTGTTGTTTGATCCCCACGTACATTTGAGGTTCTATTCTTTGGTCCACAGTTTTGCTAGTGGGATTAAACGAATAGGTGAAGGAGTTAACACGGGTGGCTTCTTCCAACCGTACAAAGAGAGGTAAGAATTCCGTGACCCGGATGGTGTTACCTTCATCATCCAGTTTCTTCCCACCCTGGTCATTGGCCACAAAGTAACTGACCTCCACGATGTTACCTGATCTCAACGGTTGCTTAAAAGCGAACCCTGAAACCAATGGGGACACGGCAACATCCAAGCGATCCTCTGTCACCATCTGTTCAACCCAATAGGCTGTGATTCCCGCATAGGTAGTCATATCCGCGTCGGAGTAATTGAGGTTACCTGTAATGGGGTCGAGTTCCACTTGCCCTGCTGTTAGTAAATCGGTGCTTAGGAAGCTTTCCACATAAGTAACAGGGGAGCCTGAATAATCAGAAATTACATCGGAACCAAACCGCAATTCCTGAGTGTCCGTTCGATACTCGACTTCATCAGATGCAAGGGGGCCTGTGAAATCCGGTACGGCTACCAATTTGGTGGAAGCATGTGTGAAGTCCACAGTGCCTACCCGGATCAAAAATGACTGGTCAGTGAATCTCAAGGGGGATAAGGGTACAAACAAAGAATTATTGGCCAACGTACCCAATGGGGTTTGTGTCAAGGGCAACACACTTACCGAGGAACCAGATAAGCCAAATCTGACAGAATTACCCCGCTCCAAAGAAAAGGAGGTCACTGCATTTCTGTCTAATGCCTGTGCGGTGGCATCCACAGGGACAACGCCTACAGAAGAAAGTACATTGATAATAAAAGGTTCTTCTGGCAGGTGGTTAAAGCTATTAAATATTTGATCTGCCACAATGGCGGGGTCAAAAGAATCTGAGGTGAATCCCTCATATAATTCCCACGATACTGGGGCGGTCCCTGAATCTGTTAGAAATACAGGGGATACTTCCAGGGACGTCTCACTCAGAACACCCTCAACGAAGAAACTTCCTTGGGTGTCCCCGGAGATCAATTTCAAACGGTACCCCTCTTGGATACCCTGGGTGATGAAAGTGGCATTAGGATCTGAAAACACATTGGTATTCGCGCTAAAGGAACCTTTGGCACCCTGAGACTTGAGGTCACCCACACGGTCAATCAATTGTGCAAATCCCGAATCGCCATTTCCAGGAAGGATGTAATCTTCATTGAGGTTCAGGTTGGAAAAAGCAGCACCGTCTTCTGCCAACTGGAGGGAACCACCTAACACGGGTAATAAAGTTTCCTCTACCACTTGGTTGCGTCCCAGAGACAATGCCTGTGAGGGTTGTTCCACACGTTGATTTTCAATATGGGATTCCAACCATGCAAATCGAGAACCCCCAAATTGGTACTGGACCTCCTCATAGTTATCCAGGGTTTTGTTTACCAGAGTTACGGAACTTCCCCTTTTGATAACAGTGGTCAACTCAAAAAACTTGTTTTCGTCATAACCCGCTACATCTTGAAGTGGTGGGAAATCCAAAAACACATACTGTTGAGGTTGAATGGAATCCGTGAGTACCGTATTTTCGAGGCGACTTCTAGACCGAAAGTCGGATTGGGGTTGTGATCTGTCTTTGTTCAAGGGACTGCGAAATAGACCCACCGAAATACCGAAGTCCACCAACCAATTGTTAGACCCACCAATAGCTCTCCACCCAGGAAGGAAACCTAACGCGGAAGCACCTGAGAGGTCTTTGACCCCAAGGGTACCAAAGGCAATTTCAAGACGCCCTGTAGTTATATCACCCGCTTCCAAAAGAACCCTACCATTGAGGGCAAGTGCCTGACCGGTACCTGTGATTACAGTATTTATGGAAGTCGCCACGGTGATAGCATCAAAAGGGTCGGTAAAGGAAGGTCCCAATAGTGAGGAAGGCCATGCATAGGAAGTCCCGTCTATAGAGAAGTAGAAGACCTCTGTGCCATCAAAGCGAAACACATCGCGTCCACGAGAAAAGAGTCTTGCTTTGTTGGTGTAGATTGCAGGGGTGAAGTCTGCTTGGAGGAAATATATAAGGTCTCCCTCAAATTGGATTCGATCCGCCAATCCGATTGCTGTTTTAGATCCGGGTGTACCCGAATCTTTTTCTCTAGCAATGGTGACTTGGCCTTTGGGTATTGCGAATCCAAATAAGGGTAGATCCCCATTTTTGGATACAATGTTGATCTTCTCGATTGCACCTTTTCGGGAAAACAGGATAGTATCTCCGACAGACTCCACTTCCCGCACAAGCCCTGTTGTAGTATCCAGTAGATCATCGCCTCCGGGCCGCACTCCTGGCGTTCCCGTTGTCGGAACCGCACCAGTTCCATCGGGGGCATGTCGAATCCCGGATATTCCCAAATCAGGTAATCCTTGTCCATCTGGTATATATAAGTCATTGAAGGCCCCCAAAGGTTCTACCACACCACCCACATTTACCAGGGGTACAGGTGATCGGGTGGGTTGGAAAATTTGATTCAGTGCTACCCCATCATAATACACAAGGCTACCCAGGTAATTTTTGTCAAATCCGGCATTATCCGGGTCTGCTTTATTGGTATCGTTGGATGAAAATTTGAGTTGACCGGTAGTCAAAGAGATTCCCACCTCCCCCTCAGATACAGCCAACAATGCCAGATCCGCATCGGTATCCACTAAAAGTGTGGTCATGTGATCGCGGAACCCCAAACGAATAAAAGGCTTGTCCGTATGGTGGGGGATAGGGGATATAAACAAAGGGGTGGTTCCGGCACCTAACAGGGGACCAACACTACCATTGGAGGTATTCTCAAATTGTTGGAAACCATACCAAATAGTTTGTCCCGCATAAGTGTTCGTGAATAAGGGATTCCAAAATACAACCCCCGAACCAATCCCAATGACCCCTGCGTATTGTGGACTGGTTAATGAAAAATCAAACTGGTCATTAACCTCTTCATCTAAAACCACCAAAATCCCACTGAAACTAGCCAAAAGGGATTCCACTATAGGGAGACTAGACGAATCGGGTTGTGTTCCCAAACGGATCATCGCATAGGCGTCGGGACCCTCAACCCCAGGTAACTGATCCCCTACCCCTAACCCTGAGGGCCTTGGACTCAAAGTTACCGAAGTATCAGGAAGTAGCACACCCAGGTTTTTGATAGCACCACCTTTGAGGGGTTCCCACTTTTGTGTACGCCCATTCCATCCAAATCGGGTTTGGAAAGCATCATTGCGGGTCCACCAAAAGCGTGAAGCCGCCAAGTAGTAGGTGGTTTCCTTAACCGTATCACCACGTTGCCGAGAAACACCCCCTCCCATGGAAACCAAGGTAGCACTATCCAACTCTACAATTCCAGCATTGGCATCCTGTGAGGCAAAAACTGCGACAACTTCCACCCCTGTGTCACCACGTCTAAGAGTCATGGATAAAACAGAAGCTATAGACTTACCACCCTGGTCTACTACCACAAGGCGTGATGTCCCATCGGGGTAGGTGGCAGGTGGTGCCGAAGCATTGGTGACGGTCAATGTTCCCGTTGGAATGCTTACAATTGCATCTTCTATAGCCCAAGAGGGGTCTTCCAGCACACCCAATTGAGAAGAGTTGGCAGCAAATACCAAATATTCCTCGGAGGCTTGACCGGGGTTATTCAAAATGGAGGCACGATACTGATCGGCACGAGAATCAACCAAGCTGGGTGATGCACCGGAAGAATCGAATTCTCCTGGGGGTACGGGTTTGAAGTCCCTTACCAGACCATTGGAAGCGGCACTGGTTTCACTGGCATTGGAGGGTGCTACTTTAATGCCCTTGATGACATAACCTGAAAAGTCAAAACTCATTTTTACGTATATACTCCATGGCAATTTTCCTTGCCGAAGGTTTTCTGCGATAAACGGTCATCCCACGTACTTTAATTTTCTCCCTGCTAGGAATATCCCCAATATAATCTCCAGAGATCTCAAAAGCACTTCCGAGGGCAAAGATATGAGTAGCCCTCGTTTTGATTAAACGCACTCTCCAGTTTTGGGGAGTTTGTAACGTGGACTGAGCAAAGTAACCCGTGTCATCTTCCATAAATGAGGGGTCCGCATAGAGGCGATGTAGGATCACAATATCGTAATTTTTACTCTCTGCAAGGAAATCACGTCCCTCATCCAAGGCAATGTAATCCAGTTTATGTGGTTCCTCTAACCAGCGTTCCCGAAGTTCCGGGTCATTTCGGATAATCCAATGGACTACTTGAATTTGGTCGGACTTGTTTTCAGGGTCACCCTGGGTGGTCCCCACATGTGCTATGCTAAGGGTCATTCTAAAACACCTTACTTAGGGGACTGGTCCCCACTGTGGGAAGAGGAGTAGGAGAGGGGGTACCTGCCACCACACCTATCCCGGTTCCAGTCAGTAATTGAGAGGCGATGCCATTAGCTATGCCTATTGATAGAGTACCCAAATTGGGATCGGAACCCGTTAGGGCAGATGAAAGGGCCAAACTCAATACGGGTATCAGGGTCAAAGAGTTTGCCACCGTGATTCGGGAAACATCCGACCCAATGGCGACCCCCACAGAAGTACCCGTATAGGCTGCTGACGCGGTAAACGAAGTGGCAATACCTATGGATATAGCTTTTGCCAATAAAGGGGCTGTAGGGCCCTGCAAACCTGCGCTAGCGAAGGCTGCTGTCATAAGAGCTACAGAGGGGGCTACATTGAGAGTTCCGGTCACCACACCGGCACCCGCTTGTCCACTGGTAACACCCGTCAAAGCCAAATTAATAGGAACCTGTGACCATGCCGAAACAGCGTTGCCAACACCTTGGGCAACTCTAGGGAAATTAGGCCCCAATAAATCCGTGGAACCAGCAAGCATGATCGCAGACGTGATCGCATTGGGGGTTAATGGCATTAGATGGAAGATCCAATTCGATGACCGGGACTGCCCATACCAAAAGTCTGGAAGGGTAATCCAGATAGTGGGTCTAAGTCTGCGGAACTAATTATAAGCCCTGTTTTCGCTACAGGACCTCCACCTAAGAATACACCAAGTGAACCGGATACGGTGGCTTGTCCCGAAGTCTTCATGGTAGCGGATACGGTTCCTGAAATCGTGGTGGTACCCGCCTTAGCCTCAATGGTCACGTTACCCACTAAGACATCCCCTTTCAACCCCGTGGTGGTGTTCATGGAAAGTTCATTGGTCCCTGCTTTTGCTTTCCAGGTACCCACTTGAGTCTGATAAGTCATGTCACCCACCCGAATCGAAGTAGAATGATTACCAATATCAAAAGTTTCTTCTCGATTACCTAAGTTGACCGAATATTTGTCCACTGTCAACCCTGGGAGACTTGTGGAAAAGTTGATCTCCCTCAAAGCACCATTTGTAGGCAACAGGTCTTTAGGCCCACTATAGTTCTGAGAAGATTTACCGGCAACGTTGATATCCAACGTCTTAGAAGATAAACCTATCCGGTCACCCGACTGCAAATCCAAAGAGGACATGGATTGAATCGACATTTGTGATCCGGACGCTTCAAAGTTGGCAGTCCTTAATAGGATATTCTGGGATGCCTTGACCTCAACTGTATTCCTACCTTCAATTTGTACATCTGGAGCAGGGTTGGGGGAATTGGAACCTGCGGGGGCAATTCTTTGGACCACCCCACCTGTTTGAAGGGGGGCCCCTCCGTAAATTCGGGTGGCACCATTGGAAGAGGAAAGTTCCAAACCTATATTATTGACAGGATCACCTTTTTTTGGACGGATGCTTAGACCACCCTGAAAGTCCAAAGTGGTCATCCCTTTGACCTGTAATTTGAGACCACCCTCCATCACCCCTTCAAAAGAATTCTCACGGGTGGGACCACCCAAAGATAAACGGACCTGACCGTTTTTGAGAACACTCCAAAAAGTGGGAGCTTCATTATCACCCACTGGGGGTTTCAACTGAAACAAAGTTGCCGCATGGGATGAAAGATCAGAACCCAAAGCGGACACCCAATGGGGATTGGGTTTACCAGAACCATCAAAGATTATGGGTTTCAGAGGAATCCCATATAATTCCCTACCCTGCACCGTGAAGGGGTCGTTCCCCACTACGGTTCCCAAAACATATTCGATAAAGGGGCTGTTTATGTTGTTCTGATCACGGTCAATCCCTGAGGGATTACTACGCGGCAATCTATCCGCATCAAAATTGTCGGTCTGTTCGGTAACGGGAAGGGTACCATCCGCAGCATGTGTGACTTCTATGCGATATTCGGTGAAAGCTTGATCGTCGGGGGAAAGAATAGCATTAGTGGGTTCATCTTCACGGGTCTGTGGAATCGAAGTGCGGTATATGGGTTTCCCACCATATATGGCAGAAGGAATGTTTTGGTCTGTAGTAATGTAACCCTTTTCATCTATGAAAAGACCACGTTTCAAGAAACTAAAGGGGTCCACGTTATCTTGAGTGACCATCAGAGGTCGGGTAAGGGAACCATCCGAAGTGGGTGACCTTCGAAATATTCGGGAAGGGGTAAGAAATCCATCAGGTAATAAATCCTCATCCAGGTCACCCTCATGTACAGGGCCTAATTCCCCGGATTCTAGATCCACCCCCGTTTGTGAAGGTTGATCCCACAACAACCCATCAGAAAACATCTGGGTTGGTAAAAAGTTGGCATCCCGTTGCACCATACCTGCATAAATACGAGTTCCGGCCATGGCATGGAACTGCTGTAGAGATCGCATCACAATTGCCTGATCCGGGTCTCTCAACAAGATTTCATTGGCACGACGATTGGTGATCAAAACACTGTCATCCAACACAAGGTCGGAACCCTGTGCAGAAGACATCATGATGTTACCCGGTTGGATGTGTCGCAACTTGTGTCGGGTTCTGTGAAAAGCACCTTCCACAAAAGCAGAGTCTTTGGGGGAAAAGGACCATTCATCATGGGTGAAATCTTGAGTGGTCATCCAATCTTGTCCGGTCCACACCCCTGGCAACACCCAGGATAAAATCACAGGTATCTTGGTACCCACGGTGTCACCAGAACCCCCTGATTCTTGAGGGGTCCACCCTACCACACAGTGATCCCCAACCATGGGCATACCACCAAGGAACCAACGCTTACCGGCACCTGGGTACGTGATCGGGATCGGGACTCTTTGAAATTCCTGTTCTTCTCCGAGTACGATTCTCAAAGTCACCATGTGTTCTTCAAAGTTGACCAGGATAACTTTGGCGACACCTAAAGAATAAGCGGAAACCCCAGAACTAGGGGACATACGCTTTTTCTTTAGTTTGGAACGCATGTCTGTTTCCATGGTCCCTTTTGAGATATTATCCATTGTTGTTGTTTCCTGTACCTAACTTGGGTGGGTTATTCGCCACAGCCTCGCGACGTTCCGCCGCTATCGCAGATTGTTCGGCAGCACTAACAGTGGTAGAGGCATTCTGTGTAGTGTGTGAAGCATTGGGGTTAGCCTCCGCCTCTGCTAGGTTCTTATCTCGTACATCCCCAATAGCACCACGCAGGGCTAATTGACCTTGTTCCCACGATTGACTTTTAGACGCTACCTGATTGGCAAGCCATTTGGTGGCATGATCCAGGGTACCAGAAGACGAATTCTCACTGAATTTGGTGTTCTGAACATTACCTAGAGCCTTGTTGACCAGCATAAAACGATCTTGTGAAAACGCGGATAAAAGCAAGTCTGCCTCCACGGATCTACAGGAACAGACTTTTTTCCTGACTATGTTTTGTAGATCAGATAGTAGGAAGGCTGCGTTATTGATCGGCAGTTTTTGGACACCCTCACGAGTGGTGGCCACCCAGTTTCGTAATGCCGTATCCAATTGACCTGCATCTGCGATGGACTTACCTGAATTGGTAGACAATTGTTGCAGAACATCCAACGCATTGGGGTTCTTTTTGATGGAATCTATCATGATCTTCTCTGCCGCAGTTACAGCTTGGGTACCCGTTACAGGTACACCGTTGAGAGTCACCGTTTTACCCTGGAGGGCATTTACGTAATTCTCAATAGAGGTACGATCTGCCAATTGGGTAGGGTCATTCTTATAAAGTTGATCCATGACACCACCCGGTTCGATATCTATATCTCGACCATACCTATAGGTACCTACCACCTCGTACCCACCTTTGTCGGATACTGGAAATACGGGATTGTAAATTTCTACTTCCCGTACAACAGCCCTCACATTTTTATCCACGGTTTTACTATTTTGGACTTTCCCACTTTTAGTGCCAGAAGCTATGACCGATATGATGGGGCCTAAAATCTTGGTATCAAAATCCCTTGCCGCCTCACCTGCCTCACGTTGCACTTTTTTAGTAGCCTTGGCATCCTTTGCCAACTTAACCTTAGCCGCAACCGGGACATAGGAGGAACGTAACAGGGTATTTGCCAGACCACCCCAATAGGTGGCAAGTGCTTTGGACACCGCGTCATTTGCTTGTGCCGTGTTGTTGAAGGGTTTACCTGTACCCACTACACTGGTAATGTTGGCGGACATTAGTATCGTATTGTTTCGAACCTTCACCGAAGCGGGAAACACCGGACCCGCTTGTCCCGAAATAATTTGTTTACCTCCCACAACCCAATGGGATACGGCATCCCACCTGGATTTATACATATTTTGGAAAGTACCACTGGTAGGGACACTTTTGAAGTATGAGGCCACCGAGGCTTGTAACTTAGGTGGTAGACTCGTGAAACTACCTGTGAACTTGTAATCCGTCACAAAGAAAGTCTTTTTTACGGTATGGACTGCAAAAGCCAGGGTGCGGATCAGATCTGTGGTGGTTACTTTTTTTGGTTCCTTGGGGTCATTGGTCAAAATCTTGATACCACGGGTGGCCTTGTGGTTCTTATTTTTTTGTACTTCGGGTAAATTGGAATCCAAAAATTTAGATTTCACAGCCACCTTTTCAAAACCACCACCCAGTACCCTGGTGACACCCTGGGGCTTACTGGTATTTTGTACCACGTTTTTTTTCTGTCCCGTACTCTCTTTATCTATATCTTGGATCAACAATTCGGGCATACCTTGTTGATCTGGGTCGGGATGTGAAGCCGAATAATAACGATAGGCCCCTGGTAAACTCCCATTTGAAAAAGAGGCTTTTTTATCCGCCAACAAATCCAACAAGTTTGCGGAAGAGTTCTGATTTTGGAAGTCCCCTGAGTTTGCAAAAAACTTTTGACCCACCGCTTCCATAAGACGTTTCAAAAATTTGATGCTGGGGTCATCTGCGATGCTTTTTTCAAGTTGATTGATCTGGTCACTATAGTGACCTGGGATTTTTCCCTTACGTGCCTCCAGGGCATTCAATTCTTTTTGAGCCGCAGCGATTGCCTGGGGGTTTTTCTTTTGTGCTTTTCTCAATTTTCGAAGTTGATTGGTCTTTCGACTGATCGCCCTATTGGTCCGCGCCAGATCCAACCGACCGGTCTGAGCCTTTTTCACCAATTCCGTATTTTTCCTTTTGTACAATTTAGCTGCGGATAACAGATCAATTACCTGTGTTCCGCTTTTTCTTTTCCTTTGGGTGGGTGTGGTATCCAAGAAAAATACTTCACCCTCCTTGCTCCCACGTATCCGATAAATGGGATTCCCTTGTTCATCTACCGACTCTTCCAAGACCCCCAAGTTACCGGTACCCGCTATAATAAGGGCCCTGAGTTGTTGAGGGTCATCTATATTATTAGCGTCGGCACCCGCCGCCAAATATAGAGGGTTGACCTGATTCGGATCAAGAGACATCACTACGTTAGGGAAACCTAACAATCGGGGTAAGTTGGTCCCCTCCTCTAATCCTATAAGGGGGCGTTGTGGCAGTAACATGTTTTTCAAGTCAATGGAAGCAATACCTGTTTTGTTGGGGTCACCCGGAGCGTAAAACTTGGCTCTCTTGGCAGTGAGTTGTAGTGAGGTGGTACATTGATTTCCAAACTGGAAACCATGGGACATGGACTGTAGGTAGTAAAAACAATCAAGAGATACTATATACACGGGGAATCCCGGACGCATCTCGGGTCGTATAGGGATCGTAACACTCGCGGAATTGATCCCTGCATTCATAATGTCCATGCGATTGATGGCGGCAAAGAACATATCTTTAGGATTATTAAAGTAGGTGGTGTCGAAAGAACCCGGACGCCAACCAAACTTGGCTACCAACCTGTAATCGATATACTGACCACGCACACCCCATTCGTTATCCAAACCCATCCCACGGATATTTTTGAAGTGCGAACCCTTTACGGTCATGTAAGTGATCTCAGGTTCCTTCTCGGTATGGTTCAAGGAAATAATATCTATATCCTCTATCCGATAGGTGCGGCTACTAGAGGTATCCAGGTTGTACATGGGTGGCTTGAATACAAAATCACCATCCACATCTTGAAAAAATTCAAACCCCGTAAGTTCCGTGATCTGTTTTACCAAGTCGATTTTGGATTGGTAACTTGACTCCCATAAATTAACCTGCCCCATTTGACCTATGTCCAATGCAAATGCTTGCATTTGGGTGATGTTCAATTCCGCTGACTTCGTAGTGGGTCGGGTCTTGCTGGTATAGGTGATAGCATCTTTGAGCCGTGGACTATAAAAACCCAAGGTTTGAGCGGCACTCAAGAAACTCATTTTCTTGGATACTTGATCCTTCGCTTGGAATCGACCCCTAAGTGTCTGAGTGGCCTGAGATGTAGACAACCTGCCCAAAAACGCAGCTTGAGCGGCACTGAACAAAACACCCGATACACCATGCATACGAAGGTTCATCATTTTGGAATCAAATCGTTTCTTCCAATATTCAATTGTCAGGGTGAAAAGGTTTTTACCCACAACACTGGATTGGGCCCCCTGATTGGTTTTAGAAGCCAATGCAAAACCCACACCCCCTGCTGACCCAGCCGTGTCGTGAAACAACGTGTAAATGATCTCATAGGGGGTCATCTTGGTAAAATTATGACCCACAAGGGAGAGTTTCAATTTAGAGTTGGTGGGTCTGGCACCGAACACAGATGCGTTGGTGGACATATTATGATACTGCCAGAAGTGTAGCATAGAAGCGCAGTTTATGGAGGCTGTGTTGTAACCACCTGAATAGGAATGACTTACCTGGGTGACCACACCATGGAACACCGGATAGTAGGGGTAGTTGATAATGTCTTCCAGCCCAACCCCATCTAGTCCCAGATCCTTAGCGGTAGACTGTTGCACCAATTTACCATCTTTCATGATGGTTTTATCTTGGAGGATCTTTTGGTACATTCCCGAAACCGGAAAGTAACCCTTCATATAGACGTGTACTTCCAACCCTGGTTTCAGAATGAACTGTGCATCCCTCACCAAAGAATCCCTGTGGTGCCTTGGCAGAGATAAAGATATGGAACAGGAATGGCCACCGGGGTCAACACCTGCCTCTACACTTACCCCTGTGATGAATTGTTGTATGTCAATTCGGCCACTACACCGGGGACAACCGGGTACCGAAGTATCACCATTAAAGTAAACAAGACAGTCCGGTGTATGTTGCACCACTCTTTGTGAGTTGAGTTGCCACGTACCCACATAAGGGCGATTTTCAATTCCCATTAGAAGCCACTCCGACCCGGACCTGTGAAGATTGGGGGTTTTTTATTAGTCCCTGTTATCGCGCTAGCGGGTGGTGTTGCCGCTGGGGTACGGAAACCTTTATTACTACTTGCCACCGTGGTGGCACCACCCGCTGGAGGTGTGCCTACATCACGATTGAAAAATAGTTCTTTCCCATTGGCCTCTGGGTTTTGACCCGAACCCCTACCAAACAATACCGTGTCCTGACTATCCTGTGAGTTACCGGTACTGGTGTTGGGCCGATTTCGACGGGAACTTGGACTACTGGTAGGTGACGTCATGGGCTGCACCACTTGTACAGGGGTAGCCTGATCGTACATGGCAACCACATTGAATTCAATATCAAACTGCATACCACCGTTGGCTTGAGTATCCTCATATCCAAAGGAGAAAGAATTCATGTTACCTATATAGACCCATTGGTCATATTTGATAGCCAAGGCCCCCACAAAATGGTGAGCATTACTCTTGTTGACCTGATCCATGATGTAACCGTTATTCATATAGAGTTGGAAAATACTCATCAGGTTTTGCCAGGATGCAGAATTACGTTTAGATGCAAACTGGACACCTGTGGGGGTGCGGGTGGGGTTAGTGATTTTTTGGTTGTTCGCCACAACCCCTGGGACCAGATCAGCGGCACCCGCATAAAAGGCACCCGTTTTCCCTGAGAAACTGATCTTGGGTTGTTCTTCTCCCCACGCCTGGAATATATATCCGTTGCGAACACGCTCCGAAAATTGTTGGATCTTGGCGTACTGCACTTGGAAGGTCTGTGGATTGATCAAAAGGGTCAATGGGGGTGTCTTCAATATTCGAGATAATTGAAGCGCGATATCCGCTGCTACTTTCACATCCGACAAAACGGGTGAGTCCATAGTATTTTGGGTGGCATACTTAGACTTATCGGTATTGGACTTCTTGTACTGTTGACCCGTTTTAGCCACAAAGGTTTCTAGTTTTTTACGGGAAGCCCCACTATTAAACTTTTGAGTATCCAGGTCACGAGTCTGAATTTTATTCTTGGCTACCTCAAAAGCATTGTTTTGTTTCCAACCCGCAGCGATGGTGTTGACGTTATGTTTTGATTGAGTCCCATCTTCCAGTCTAGGGTTATTGGAAAAAATCAGCGGAGGGACCACTTCAATCGTAAAAGGTGAATATGCCCGTAGGTATTGCTTGGAACCATCAATGGGTAACCCCTGCTGTAACTCAAAACTACGGTCAAACGCAGGTGGCATGGCAATACTGTTCATTAATTCCGCAGGGGGGATTGTGATTTGGTACCGCTCTTTCAAACGGTGCTTATCATCCCCTGCGGAATGTCTGAAATTGGTGCCTGGAGTCATTGAACTGCTTGCCATAATTATTTACCCACGTTGAATGCATCAGGGCGGACTTGAGATACATCACCCAAAAAGCTGTTGACCTGACTGGATTGTGTTACTTGCGGATCAGTTTGGATACTAGACGCAGTACCCGTTTGAGTCCGGGTGGAACGAAGTCGCCACTCCTCATGTGAAATCGTAAATGAGGCAGACATATTAAACTGATAAGGTTTCTCAGATGCTTCCGATACGGAAAAAGAACTAAACCAACCAAAATGAGTATGCCCATCAAAGATCACTTTTATAAAACCCTGGTATGCTATTTGACCCCTGGAATCATATAGCATACCATTGTTGTGAAACAGGGCTAGGAAGTCTAGATATTTATCGTAAGCAATAGTTTCTCTCCGAGTACCACCCACATCAACACCACCCCCTGTAATGTTGGAAAGACCTGTGTACAACCTCATAAAACCACCCGTAGCCGCTTCAAAAGTGATGGTGTTGGCACCATCACCCCAATGCTGCTCTACATAACCACCCTTGGTTTGTATGCGTTGGATAATTTTGGTGTAGGACATCTTCATAGTCGTGGGGTTCACATGCATCACCAACTTGACGGAATCCGGTAGGATACTGGTTTCTCCATCAGGGGCTATAATGTCAAACACCACAGGTCGCTTACCCTTACCATTGGTGGCATCCTCAGCGGACTTAAAAGAGCCTTTGAACACAGGTGCGTTGAGTGTGGGCATATCAGATTACCCCTGAGGTTTGGAGGGCCCGTTTGACCACCCCATAAGCCTTTTCTTCATTACCATGGATGGTAATGTTGATAATAGGACGACCCCCTGCACCACCCACTCCTTTGGCACCTTGTCCGGCACCCACACCTGAGGCGATAGCACCACCGGGTTTGGTACCTAAAACAGATAAACTATCCGAGGAAGAGAATCTATTAATTAAAGACATCTTCCCCCCTTCGGTAATGGA